CCAAGAAGGCGTTCGGCGGGATCAAGGACGAGTTCACCGACCTCGGCAAGGTGGCCGCGAAGGGGCTGTTCGCGAACGCCGCCCAGGATGCCCGGAAACTCGGCCATGTTCTGGAAGGGCTGCGTCCCCTGGTCCGGGTGGTGGCCCGGGCGATGGGTGGGGTGCTCGACAACCTGGTGAAGGGTCTCGACTCGCCCCAGTTCAAACAGTTCGAGGCGTTCCTGGTCCGGGTGCTGCCCGGGATGGTCGCGCAGATCGGTCGGATCGCCGGGAACGTGGGCCAGGGTCTCGCCAACCTGTTCATCGCCGTCACCCCCCTGGTCCAGGAGTTCCTGGGCTGGTTGGAGGGGGTCACCCAGTCCTTCGCCGACCTCGGCAAGGGCGGGACCTCGTCGAGGTTGAGCAAGTTCTTTCGCGACCTGCAACCCACCATGGACTCCGTCGGTGCCGCTATCGGCCAGATCATCGGACTGATCTTCGACCTGTTCCAGGGGCCGGGCCAACGGCAGGGCGGCAAGATGTTCCAGTCGCTCGCCGACAACGTGCGGAAGTTCCGGGACTTCCTGTTGAAGGCCAAGCGGGACGGTTCGCTGGCCCAGTTCTTCCGAGACGCCCGGAAGTTGGCCAACCAGATCGGGAACGCCGTCGTCCAGATCGGGAAGTTCATCGCCGCCCTCGACACCCCCAGGAACCGGTCCATGATCATCGGCCTGTTCAAGGCGTTCAACAAGGTGGTGGAGGTCCTCATCTTCCTGGCCCGAGTGCAGCAGCGAGTCGACCGGCTGTGGGGACAGATCGGTCACGCGGCGGTAGTGGCGTTCAACTTCGTGAAGACCGCAGCCACCAACGCCGCCCAATGGGTGCAGCAGAAATGGAACGCGCTGGTCAGTTGGTTCGGCAACCTAGGTCACCGGCTGACCACGGCTGCCGCCTGGGCCAGCATCGGACGCACCATCGGGGAGACCGTCTTCCAGGCGATCATCGGTGCCCTCACCGGACTGCCCGGTCAGATCGTCAACCTGTTCACCGGACTCGGTTCCCGGATCGTGTCCGCGATCGGCAGCATCGTGCCACACATCAACTGGCCGGACCCGCCGGGCTGGTTGAAGAAGGTGGTCCCCGGCATGGCGACCGGCGGGATCGTGCTCGGACCCACGATCGCCAAGATCGGGGAAGCCGGTGCGGAGGCGATCGTGCCACTGAACCGGCCCCTGTCCCAGGTCGACCCGGCGGTGCGTGCCCTGTCCGCGATCGCGCAGGGCAAGGCCGACACCGCCACCCTGACCGGACGCGGTGGACGTTCCATCACCACCGGGCCGATCACGATCATCACCCCCACCAAGGACCCCCGGGCGGTGGCCGCACAGGTCGTCAACCGGATCGCCGCTGCGTCGTACATCTGAGGAGGGACACCATGGTCAACCCGACATCCACCAACAAGTACCGGCGGTGGAGTGTCTTCATCCGACTCACCGAGCAGCACATCCGTGAGTTGGATGCGGTACGCGGGCTGACCCCTCGGGGGACCTACATGCGGGAACTGCTGGATCGGGACCCGGCGGTCGTCAACTACCGGAACTGGCTGACCAGGCTAGAGAAGGCCGACCTGCTGCCGCCCCGTAGGGACGAGTTCACTCAGTGAACCGAGGAGGGTAAACCATGGCGTGGAACGGCTACTTCAACTTCGGTGGCACCGAGGTCATCAACACGTCTCGTACCGAGCAGTACGCCAAGCACGCGGCGATCGGATGGTTCAAGCCGGTCTACAAGAACACCGCGCTGCCGATGATCCTCGGCGACACCTACGTCTCGCCGTTGCAGGACGACGCACCGTGGACCGATCCCGACGACCTGTCCTCCTACGACTTCTACGGCGTGTACCCACTGGACGTGGTCGGCATCGAGAACTCCACGGTGACCGCCGACATCGTGGAATCCACCCGCGACGGCGGCGTCGTCCATGCGCCCCGGCATGCCACCAAGACGGTCGTGTTCTCCGCCGTCTTGGTGGCTGGAACCGAATGTGCCGCCGAATACGGGATGCGCTGGTTGAAGGCCGTCCTCAACGGCTGCGGCTGCCTGGCCCCCAGCCACAGCCCCGGCGCCGTGTGCGGTGGCCAGGACCTGACCTACCTGTCCTGTGAACCTGCCGTGGATCTGAACTTCACGTCCGGGGTGGAGGTCTTCCAGCGGCTGATCGTCGACGGCGACAGCGCGGGCGGCTGGACTGGACCGACCCCGGTGGACGGGATGACCGCCACCCGTCCCGGTGGACAGTTGCTCGACGGTGGCGGGGCGATCGTTCAAGAGCAGACGGCGGTAGAGACCGCCCCCACCTTCGACCTCACCGACTGCTTCGACCCGTACGCCCGAACCCTGCACAAGGCGACCGTCACCAGTGGACCGTCGGTGACTCAGAAGGGCCAGACCAGCAACGGTGGCGCCGCCTGGATCATCGAATGGACGGTGGTCGCCGGGGACCCCAACGAGTACAGCGCCCCGCTGCAACTCATCCAGGGTTTCCTCGACCCGACCGTGGACGTGCCATACCCCGGAGGGAACGTGCCGTCCGGTGGCGTGTGGGACCCCAACGGCTTCGTCACCGTCGACCCGTCCTGCCCGGTTGAAGTGTTCCAGCCGGTGTTCGACCCGCTCTGCGCGCTCCTCATCCCACCGCCTGCGGTGCCCACCATCAGCCCGGTCTGCTTCACTTTTCCCACCAACTACACCCGCCGCATGTTCACCATCCCCAAACAGGACATCACCCTGTGGTCGGTGACCGTCCCGATCGTCACCATCCACACCCCCGCCAACGCCGAGGTCCGGAACCTGCGGGTCCGGTTCTTCGACGACGACGACAACGACGCCTCGATCGACGACCCCTGCGATCCGGAAGGTGACGTGGTGTTCACCTACCTGCCGCCGGACTCGGTGGTCACCTTCGACGCGGTCGCGCACCTCATCTACGTCGACACCCCCGGCCAGGGTCGACGCCGGGCCGACTCGATCGCCACCGACTCCGACGGTGGACCGTTCTCCTGGCCTGAACTGTCCTGCGGCTGCGGCTACGTGGTCACCATCGACATGCCGCAGACACAGAAGGTGCCGGTCATCGACCTGTCACTGGTGAAGAAAGCCTGCTGATGCCCTCCCAGTCCTTCTCGTCTCCCGGTTGGCACGACTTCAACGTGCCCAAAGACCTGGAACGACTCACCGTCACCATCGACGGTGGCGGCAGCCGAGGGTCCGGAGGCCGCGAAGGAGGTCACATCGTCGGCGACCTGCTGGTCAACGACAACTGGGTGTTGAAGTGTTTCGTCGGCGAACAGGGTCACGCGTCGGACGGGTCGAATGGCGGCGCCGGAGGCGCGGGGGGTGGTGCTAGGGGCGGGGACGGCCACCAGGACCTCAACGGTGGCGACGGCGGCGGCGGAGTCTCCACGATCCGGGTCAACAGCACCACCGGCACCGTCAAGGTGGTCGCCGGTGGCGCTGGTGGTAACTCCGGTGACGACGGCAGCGGCGGCGACGGTGGCGGCAACACCGGAGGCTCCGGGCAGCGGGGCACCTCGGGCACCAACCCGGTCGGGTTGGCCACCGGTGGCACCCAGTCCCAGGGCGGCAACGGTGGCACGTCCAGCGCGGGCGCCACCTACAGCGGCGACGACGCGCCCAACGGGGTGCTCGGCGGTGGAGCCAAGGGCGGTACCGCGAGCGGCAGGTCGCACGGTGGTGGCGGCGGTGGTGGCGGCTACCGGGGCGGCGGCGGTGGTGCGGCCTCGTCGGCTGGCTACGCCCCCGGCACCGGCGGTGGTGGTGGTTCCAACTACATCGGTGGCTTGGTCAACGTCAAGACCAACCAGGCGGGCACTGGTGGGATCGGGAACGGTCAGATCACCCTCACCTGGGTCAACCCGACCGCGAAGAACCAGCCACCCACCCCGCCGACGACGGTGCAGTTGAACAGCAACGACGTCAGCGACCAGATGCACACCAAGATCGGCAACCACGCCAACGTGTCCGGGATCGTCAACGACCCCGACAACAACGACACGGTTCGGCTGGTGGTCCAGTGGTCCTCCCAGGAGGACTTCACCCCCCACAGCCAGTCCGTCTCCCAAGTGGGGAAGCCGTACACGGACCGCACCAAGCGGGCCACCGCCGTCATCGACGGTCTGCAACCCAACACCCGATACTGGGTGCGGGTCTACGGCCAGGACAACCACGACCTGTTCTCCACCACCTACACCGGCTTCTCGTTCTGGACCAACGAAACCTCAGCCCCGGACTCGCTGACCGTGAACGGAGGCGGGTCCGGGGTCACCATCCAGACCGTCTCCTCTGCGACCTTCGCGTGGAAGTTCAACGACCCCGGCACCGGTGACCTACAGACCGGGTTCCAGTTGCGCTACCGGACCGTCGCCTCGTCGTCATCGGCTGCTGGCGCCTGGGTGCTGACCGACAAGCCGAACACCGCCGACAACACCTCCCCGGTAGTGGGTCCACCGTCGTCGTCACGGAACCAGTGGGTGTTCAACCCCGGCACCTTCAAGGGCAACCAGTTCTACGAGTGGCAGGTCCGGACCACCGACCAGCAGGGCGACTGGTCCGACTGGTCGTTCGACACCTTCAAGTTCTTCTCCGCCTCCACCACCACCGCCCCGATCGTGGAGTCCCCCCTCGGGGACGTGTCGGTCGACGTCACCAAGGACACCGTGTTCAAGTGGCGGTTCCTTGACCCCGACCCCACCGACACCCAGCAGAAGGCCGACATCCGGTGGCGGGTGATCGACCCGTCGAAGAAGTTGGCGGACCAGCCGGACGTGTGGACCACGGTCCTCGGTTCACTCAGTGAACCTGGATCGTCGAAGACCTGGACCATCGAGACCGGGCCGTTCGCGATCGGCTACCAGTACCAGTGGGAGATTCGCACCTACGACCACCTCGGGAACGTCTCCGACTGGTCAAACCCTGGTTCCTTTTGGGCCAGAGGAACCGTAGGGTCCGCCTCTGGACCCGACCCGATCCCCGAGTTCCGGACCCCGCAGGGTTCGCTCGGCTGCGGTGAGTACCGGGTGTTCATCTACGAGCAGGGCGGGCAGCGGATCATCGGCGAGATTCACTCGATCGCCACGTTGCAGTTCTCCCGGCTCCGCGACGACATTTCGTCCTGCCTGCTGTCCACCAACGGGCTCGGCGACGCCGACTGCTGTGCGCTGTACGCCAGCGTCCGGTCCTGGATGCACGAGTTGGTGGTGTTCCGGGACGGGGTCCGGGTGTGGGAGGGGCCGATCACGCGAATCACGTACACCACCACCGACGTCGAGTTCGAGGCCCGAGACGTACTGGTCTACGTGTACCGCCGGATCATGCGGCAGGGCTACAACGACGCCTACCGGATCACCGAACGGAACGCCGACGGATCGGTGAAGTCACACGAGGGTCTGTTCCCGGTGGTGAAGCGAGCAGAGGCGATCATCGCCAACGCGCTCGCACCACACGACCCGAACGTGCTGCCCTATCTGACCACGATCACGTCGGTCTCCGATGCGATGGAGTCGAGGGTGGTGGCGGACTGGTCGACCACGGCGTGGGAGCAGGTGGACGATCTGGCCGCTACCGCCGGGCTCGACTACACGGTCGTCGGTCGGCGGATTCTGCTGTGGGACACCCAC